AGACTCGAAGGCCAATGTATCGTCCAAGGCCCCGGTCGTTTTGATGTCGATTATTTGCTGGCAGACACCCAGTTTGTTCAGCTGCTGTAGCTCGGAAATTGATACCCGCGGGGCATTGACGATATTGGTGGCAATCCCAGAACGCCGCTGGGCCAGTTGGTTTCTGACGTTAATTAGGCCATCTTCAAAAGCGCTCATAACAACTCCTTGTAATTCCATGTCGTTCCAAGTTCATTATACGCCCTGGAGCACGCATCGACAATATCGTCATGTTTGCCGAAGGGAAAATTCCGCAATTCATCAAGTAGGGCCTCGTTCCAGGAGGCCCGGAGCATTCTCACGTTACCGACGTTGACCTGGGCGGCGAACGGTTCTGCCCGGGTGGCCTTGTCGCCTGTTTCCCGACTGAACGAAAACGAAAGGCCCTGCAATTTTTTGGATAGGTAGTTCATCTGCGCGACGCCGGCTTGGCCGGGGTCCTGGGGTATCGACTGTCGGCAACCGTCAAGCTGGGCGGTCTGCACTATCAACCGCTCGACATCCTCGGGGCCTCCCTGGATGCGCTGTAGGTCGACAATGTATGTCACTCCGTTTTTTTGGCCCAACTTGGCTCCGACGGTCCAGTCGCCATCCTTGCGAGTCGCTGCCAAATCCCAACCCCTAACCCAGGTTATCCCGTGTGGTATGGTATGGACTACCTCGATGTTCTGCGGTTTGAATATGTTACCATCCTCGACCACTGGCCGCTGTTGGTACAGGCTAGCCCAGGATGCGGCCCCTCGTTCGGCCTGACGTTCCAAGAGGAAGTCCAGTGGCTTAAATTCCGGAAACAAAGCTTCACCGGCCCGGCGGTATTCGTCGTCGGTTTCTGCGATTGCCGGGAATTGGATCAAGGTCACGTCATCACGATTGGCCAGCAACCGCCCTGCCGGGTCGTCAACGTGCCAGCGGGTCATTACCAGCAACAGCCCGGCTTTATCGGAGAATCGGGAAAAAACGTCGTCCATCAGCCAGCCCCAGGTTTTGTTGCGGATCGTCTCGGACTGCGCCTCGGCCCGGCCCTTGATGGGGTCGTCAATTATTCCAATATCTAGTGACTCCCCGGTAATTGGCCCCCCAACCGTGGTATTGCGAAAATACCCCCCTTGATCGACGTACTCCAACAGTTCACTATTGCGGCGGTACTGGCTACTGACCGTGACAATGTTGGCTTGGTTGATCTTGGTCTTCGGGAAGGCCAGTTGATAGCGCTCACTGTCAAATATCCGTTGCAGGGCCAAGTTGGTGCGGACCCCCAGGCGGTCGGAAAACGAGGCGAAAATAACCTTTTTTGACGGGTCCTGACCGGCAATCCAGGCCACGGCGTCGGTAATTGCCGAGGATTTGCCGTGCTGGGGCGGTGTGCAGATGATATAGATCGGTCGTTTTCCGGCTTGCAGGTCGTTCCAGAATTGTTGGATCTTGCCGGATAAAACACGGGGGAACCAGCCGGGAATCAGGTTGGGATGTTGGAATTGGCGAAAGTCCCACAGGTTCCGTTGGCTGGCACGGATTTTGGCCTCTTCGACAATATCGACATTTTCCCAACTCATAATCCTATATCGGCCCGCTTGAGGCCGCGCCTGGCAAGCTCTTCGTCCAGTTCCTCGTCGGTTAAGTCCTCGAACGGGCGGCGCTTGTTCGGGGACATTGATCCGTCACTGGAGGTTATATCGATTTTTCGGGCTGGTTCAAGTCCGCATAGTTTGTCTAGTGATTCACTGGCCTGGATAATCGCCCGGCTATCACCTTTGTCGATGCCGATTTTCAACGCTTGGCGCTTGGTTTTTATCGACAATTCTAGGGACCACAGGGCGTCGATTGCGGCGGATTCTTTGAGGGCCTTGATCCTTCCCGAAACCTTACCGTCTGCAGCTAGTTCGCTAGCCCTCGACCAAATCGTCGAATCTGCCATATTTTCGACGTCATATGCTCCCCGGTAGGCGTCGGAGTAGGTGGCCCCGCCTGCGACCAGTTGAGCGAATTTTTCTTGCTTGGGGGTTAGCATTTCAACCTCCCGGACATCGAGGCTGCCACCCTATTTCTGGCGTCCTTGTATGGGTACTCGATCCGATCATTCGGCCCCCACTTCCCTCCCTCTCTTAATTCCTTTTCAGTCAACCCCATGTGAGCCATTGCACTTTGGAGGCGTGTTTCTGGCTTTGCAAGATTTAGTAATATGATTTTATTTGACCACCCGGCATTGAAAAACCATTCCCGGAAAGCCTCGAACCTTTTCCAATAATCATCTTTCAATGGAAGAATACACATCGGCGTCGCCGGACTCGGTATCCATGCGGAAAAGCTGATTTCAAGCGTTCCCTTTTGCTCTTTCCGACGATAGCGCATGATAAAGGCTTTCAGCTCTTCCCAATCTTCGGCAGTCTCGAAAGGGAATCCCGCCATCATAAAAAACTTGACGGATTTTCCGGCCCGATTCAAGGCAAGCGTGAGATTATATAGATCATTGTTTTTTATCGGCTTATTTATAATTTCTCGGATTCTTTCAGATACGCCCTCAACTCCAAGACGCACAACGCGGGCCTTTGGGAGCATCTTTTTTTTCAAGATATATTCGACGGAGTAGCTACCATCCGCATTACTATCAAGACAATTTATGCCGCTATATTGGCCGAGGTCATTGGAAACGTAGGTTATTTTCTTCCCCTTACAAAATCGGACCTGAGATAAAACGTAATCAGGACTATTTGTTTCCTGGTAATCATAGGCCCATCCGGTTTGACAGAAATAACACTTCTTTTTGCAACCCCTTGAAATAAAAATATTTATATGCCCGTTGTCACCCATTATTGGCGGTAAGTTCCACGGAAAGCTCTGATCAATGGCCACCGGCCTTGATTCTCCATTAATATAGACGTTCGGCAAAGATGATGCCGCCTCATATCCCGATTCGATCAAGGTATTTATGAAGGCTTGCCCATCCCCCACCACAACACAATCACAATATAGGCCAAGAGAATAAGGTGCGCTGCTTGCTGATCCGCCAATAATGATCTTTTTACCGGGACACTTTGCCCGTAATGATTTCAGATAAGGCCATTGACGCGGGTCTTGCATGGTGACGAATACAAAATCAGAATATTCAAGTTGTGTGGGCGTGATTCCATGCCGCGATAACTCCCAAAAGAGATAAGATGCGGAAACGCCGTATTGCATTTTTTTGAGTGGATACGATGAATCAATCACGGAAATTTTCATTTACTCAATTCCTTAATCAGCGAATCTTTCACATTTCGCATATTGATCTTTGCGTAAAAAGATTCGTAAACATCAAAAGGGATGCTTTGTTGAATTTCTCCAAAACTAAATAAAACACCGCCTTTTTTATCGCCTAACTTATCGTACGTTGTTTGTTTATTTTCTCCGTTGCCAGATGTAAAATCTAAAACTTCTACAACCCAATCCTCCGGCAAATCAACGCCCCATTCTACCAAAGGCAGGTCAGACCACTCATTTGCCAGCAGGTCAAAGTCGAACTCACCGTTGCTGATATTGTCGCGGATGGTGATTTCGCGTTCTTTGGCCTCGTCAAGCCCTTCAATCAGGAAGGTAGGGACTTCCTTCAGCTTCAGGGATTTAGCCGCCTCATAGCGCTGATTCCCGGCAATGATGACCATTTCCCCGGTGCGATTGGACAGAATAATCGGACGGGCCTCGAAATACTTCGGGTTGTCGCGTATCGAGTCGCACAAGGTCTTGAACTGCTTGTCCCGAATAATGCGCGGATTGTTCGGGAGCTTCTTCAATTCATTCAGTTTGCGGTATTGCATTGTGCCTCCTTATCTTAGAGCGTGACGGTCCGCCGCACGCCCTTGCATGTGGTGGCTGGTCGGACTGCCCCCATTTAATCAAAATTTTTTCTCCAGGGCCAGTTGGAGGGCCTGACGCTTTGTTTTTATTGACAATTCCCGGGACCAGGCGATGGCGGCGGATTCTTGGAGGGCCTTTATTCTGGGGGAAATCTTAGGGTCGTTTGCGAGGCGGGCAGCTTCGGTGTTGATGGCTGGATCACTCATATTTTCGACGTCATACGCCCCCCGGTAGGCGTCGGAGTAGGTGGCCCCACCTGCGACCAGTTGAGCGAATTTTTCTTGCTTGGGGGTTAAATTCACCTCCCCACCTCCAAAAGCCCCGATTTAATCAAAAACAATATCCAGAACGCCCTGTGCATCGGTGTTTTCCCCGATTCCCAGTGCGACCATGCCGACGGTTTGACGTGGATCAACCGTGCGGCTGCTGACTGTGACAATCCCAGGGCCAACCTCCCGGCCTTGATCTGTTCGGTGTTCGGTTTATCCGGCATAAAAACCTTTTCAGCACAACCACTTAGGATAATATCATTGGTTCAATCAACTGTCAAGAAAAATGATCAAGTTTTTTTTCATCACCTGGAAACAAAGCCCGCCCAAAAGCGGGCGCTTTGTCTGGCTTCTAGATCATTTGTCATATTTAGTTCAGATTTACCCCTTGACAATCAAAAATTTATTGCTACCCTTTTAATTATTAACGTTCTTAATTAAGGCCCCCTAAGGGGGGCCTATTAGATCTTAAGATCTCTAGAAGAAGATCTGATCTAGGCCCCCTTAAGGGGGGCCTATTAGATCTTAAGATCTCTAGAAGAAGATCTGATCTAGATCAAGGCCACCCGACGGCCCCTTTGATGGGGCCGGTAGAGTTGACAGATAACGGGAAATTTGCGACACTCTAGGTGTCGGTGGCACACCTCCAGCCGACACGCAACCATCAGCCCCGGCGAGCTACCCCACCCTTCCTGGTTCGCCGGGGCATTTTTTTACCACTGATTTTATTACTGTTTTTCGGGTAAATATGACAAA